CAAAATTCCAGTTCATGATGAATTCGGGAGTAGAAATACGCCCGGACGTGTTGACAAGTGAAGGGCTGCAGATGCCTTGGCTCGTGCCTGTTCCGACTCTGGACCTCAACCAGATGGCAGGCTCGGGCTATGGAGGGACGATTGCATTGGGAGTGATCGGTGCCCTTACGGCTACAAAGGCCAATCAGCCGGTGACCATCCCGTATAATGTTTATGCACGTGTTGACAGAGTTTGGGTGGCGGCTCAGGACGGAGTGAGCGTTCCGAGCCCGATGCTGACGGCCAGTCTCCATCGTACTGCGCGTCGCGTGGATGTGAAGAAGCGCTTTACGAGCATGGATCAGTGGGTCGTGGCGGAGGATGCGATCAGTGGTCTACTGGAGACAGTGGCGGAAGAAGAGATGGACGAAGGCGTGGCGAAAGCGGCGGTTTCGCTATCAGATGATACTCAGGTCTCGGAAGTGGATGATGTGAACTTCCCCGTGGAGGAAACAGACCTGTGCAGCTTGCTGAAGCTGAAGCGGTTCCTGGCAACGCCAGGAGCACCTGTCTCGTACACGCCGGGACCTGGCCTTTTGTCGACCTGGCAGGATCTTGCCAATTGCTGTGTGTTCATTCGCGGCGATATGGTCTTCCATTTGGCGAAGGTCTCGAATACTGACACGCGCGGAAACGTGTGGAAGGGTGCGACGACGGACGCATATGCTGCGCGCTTTGAGGAGGGAGGCGCAGAATTCCTCACAGTTGAGTGCCCGAACCAATCATGGGGCGTGGCATGGAACAACATCTACTACATGGTGGACATTGTCAACTCGATCTGGATCAATGGTCAGTTTGACTCTTTCTGCTATAACGCGGACGCGTATGGGAACGTGAACGTGTTTGTGTCGTGGGATGACAACGTGAGTGTTGCTGGGAGGGTGGCTTTCAAACAGCACACCTTCACATCCTCCTCAATTCCCCTCGATGAAGTGATGGATCTCATTGCTGAAGAGGACAAGCCCGC